CGTTGCCTTCTCCATCTGCTCTTGGCGGCATATCAATCAACTCACGAGCCTCATCTGGAGTGATAACCTGTGTCTTGACATATCTTTCAATAATCTGTGATTGTGCAATCTCGTCTGTAAGTGTAAGTTCATTAAACTTCAAACTCAAGATATCTGTCTTTTCTTTAATAATCTTATTAATAACCTTTTCAAGTTGTGCCTGTGCTGGACGAGCAACCTGCTCCTTAAAGGTTCTATCCTGTGACATAGCAGCAGCAATAGCGCCTGAATCTGAACCGCCTAGTTTTGAAATAGGAACTTGATGTGCTACAAGAATGTCATCACGATTTTGCTTTCTATATCTTTCAAAGGATGCTTCTTGAATTGCAGTTTCAACTGGTTCCATCTTAAACTCAACCTTATTGTTGTCTGTATCTCCAGGAAGTGGGATATAAAGTGTTCTATGATTTTGTCCTTTAAGACCAGACTGAAGGAATCTAAACATCTTATCCTCTGCATCAGCAGATAGTTTTGCACCCTTGACTGTAATAATGTATCTTGGGGCTCCCTTATTCTGGAAGTAATCTATGTTGTATTGAGCAGCAAGTGAGTCACCAATTAATGATGATACCGCTGAAATAATGTCAGGAATTCCATAGTATGTGTTTAATGGTGAGTATTCCTTGATGTGAATAATTTCATTTGGACGAGTGTCTGTTGTCATTGGATTTGTATTTGTAGCACCAAAGTTGCGGAAGTAAACAACCTTTTGACCAATGATCTGAACAAAACCATCACGAAGTCTTCTTACACGCACTGTTGTTGATGGGATATGTCCAATATAGCCAATCTCTCCAGTTACGGTTCTGCCAACTTCTAAGAATCCATTTCCAGTTGCCTGAAGATCTGTATAAACCTTTTCCATGCTTGTTGTGAACGAGTCATCATCATTAAGAGACTCTAGCCACTCACGCATCTCAAGTTTCATTCTTTCAATTCTACGACGTGCACGATCTACGGCACCCTGATCATCGTTTGTTTCAAAACGTAACATTGTTCTATCTGTAATATCAAAACGGTATCCAAGACCAACTACGTTTTCTACCTTTGCATCAATAGCAGCATGATTTGCAAAAGATGTATCATAGTAACTTGCTAACTCATACATGTTGTATGGTGGTGTAATTACATCAAATAGACCGTACCCATTTCTGTATACCGTTCCAGGATTGATCTGCTTTGACTCTGCACCATCGCCAGTAGGAACGGCATTAGCAGAGTTTAAATATTGTGTTGAAGGCTCTACTGCATTGTATGCATATGTTGCTTTAGAAACTGTTCTTGAAGTTCTGCGTTTAAAGTTTTGATCAATGCCAACATAATCTTTTAATATTGTCCAGTCTTTGCCAAAAGGATCTTGTGCCTTAAATAGATTCTCAGATTCTTCCTGAGTTCTTATGCTTGCTTGAATATAATCGTAATCTTCGCTCATGACTCGTACGCATCTCTTCCGTGTTTTTGCATTGTATCCTGTGCTGCTTTCCAAGCACCAAGATCGTTCATTGATGGAATAAGACCTTGCTTCATTCTATCTAGTTGTTCTGAGTGCTCTTCTTCGCTAATTCTTGTAAGGCCAGGAACAAAGACTGCCTCTCCTTCACCATCATCGCCATAATACTTTGCTGCATTTTTAAGTTTAGTAATCTGTGAAATATCTCCACGAGTAGACTCGATGTTTAACACATCTCCCTCTCCGTTAGTAAACCACTTACCATCTGACTTCTTATAAACGTACAAACCCCAGTTATATTTCTTTTCAATAACCTGACGACGTACATTTCCTACAATAGGCTTACCAGTTTTTGGACTAATTAATGGATTCATGTACTAAAGTATACCAGATTAGACTGGTGTTCCGAGTCTAATAGTCCATGTTGTGTCATTATAGACCTTAAGTTTCTCTGCATCGAACACCATCCCCTCTTCATCATCAATAATAATCTTATTTGTTCCGATATATGTCTTATAAACATCAGAAGGAAGAACTCCATATAGATCTGAGGCAGAAATAACAAGAACGCCTTCCCAATTAAAACTATTAAGCCAGAATTCCCAGTCAAAACTTGTAGCACCGTCGGTTTGAACCTTAAGCCATGGTCTAAGCAGATTGCTCTGAACCTGCTGTAAATTATTTGCTTGGTAGAAAGCAATATTGTTAAATACAAGAGGACCAGTCAAATTGATAGAGCCAAGATACAAGTCAAAACTTAAGGCATTTGCAAAAGCAATTCCAAGAACTCCCCACTCCTTGATTGTTAATACTGGCTCTCTTACGATTGATCCATTTAAGAAATAAGATATTCCGTTATAAAGACTATTCGTTGTTTGGCTTATAGCATATATTCTTGCTCTTGTACCGTCGGGATTATCTGAAACCATGTAGAACTTAATTGTGTCTGCTTTATACTCTATCTCAAAGATTTCTGTTGGTGTAATAGGAAATGCATCTTGATCGTAACGCATCCAAACTTGGGCGGCACTAATACGATAATTATCTGCAACATTTTGGTTAACTGGAATCGACATTCCACGACTTACTAGTGGATCAAAACTTCCACGCACCTCTACTCCAGAACTTCTATTTAGATAAAGATATGGAGTGCTTCCTTTATAAATGCTAAATGGGTTCTTTGCCTTATAGTCGTAGTAGAGTCCAGACCTTGTGTATGGGAACATATTTATACCAAATCTAGTGCCGACTGGATTAAAGGAGTTATCATTAAATGCCTGTGATGCAAGTTCTAGTCTTCTTAATTTAATAGGCTTCTTTAAGATACCACGAATATTAAAATCAAGATGATAAACCAATGCAAGATCGTTAAAGTCAATAGTCTTTGTTGGGTAGATTAAAGTATTGTCTACTACCTCAAACTTTGTTGATAACCAATCTGGGTATTCGTCCATATCAATAATTGCTCCCTCTCTTGCTGGAAGCACTGTTGTAAAGTCTTCTTGTGGAGCATTGGCCCCTGTTTCAATATACTGGAAAGTTATATAACTTCTAATAGATGCATCTGATGTATCATACTCATAATACTTTTCTGCTCTTTGAGCCATATCCTCATAGTTGTTCCAGCCAGTAAATAGATTATTATCTAGTTGTAGGTATGTTCTTTGTACTGGGTGAGAATACTCTTCCTTTAGTTCTTGATATGTCCAGGAACTAGTTGTTTCAAATTCCGCTAATTTTGTAGGTGATGGATACCCAATATTAAACTGCAAAAAGTCTAGGTCATAGAACTTATTGCCAATATCGTTGGTTACAAATTGTGCAAAATATGAAAGAGGCATGTAGTCTTCCCAGTACCCCGAAACACCAATGTCAAGAAAGTATGACCCATATGCCTGCAGCGGTAAAAGAGTATAACTTGCAGTGTGCTCAAGAAGGGCAATTGCATTTGCTGATTCAGCAGAGCCTGTTGCTAAATAACTGTCAACGATTGCTGTACCATTATCTTCAAAGTGACTTCTTAACTCTACAGCATTATAGTTTGTTGCAAGTCCTGCTGAGTATATTTTTCCAGTAAATTGTAAAGATGCATTTTCTTCTCCGCCAACATACATTTTTAATCCATTTTGATTTCCAAAGAATGTAGCAACATTTCCACCAAAAGTGGCAACAAGTGTTTGAATTTCAATACCTGCTGCAAACTTTTCTCCAGAAACAATTATGTCGCTTGTAAAGATTTCCTCTTCGGTGCCATTGAAGTAAAGGTAGTAATGGATCTCGTCTAAATCTTTTCTAATACTAAAATAATTACCTGTGCTTGAATTATAAATCTTAAATAATGTTTCTTCTGATAGAAGGTCTTCTGATGAAAACACGCCATAGATTGTATGGATTGAGTCATTTAATACATTAAAATTAGGGAAGTTAAAATAACATCTATCTGAGTCCCAAGAGTTATTTGGTCTAAATGTTATAAAGTTGTAGTCTAGTGGATCTTGTATGTCCTTATTATCTGCATATAGTTGTGCAAGTGTTTTTGAGTCAAGGCTTATTTCTGGAAGAGAGTATTGTGGGGTAGTCAGAGAGTTTGATGTTGTTGTAAGGTTATCAAATGCTCCCTGTTCCCATTGAGCAAAATCTGGATAATTATAGTTTGCAGTATAGTCAGCAAACGGGTAATCTATAAATGCTGCTGTTCCACCATATGCTGAGTTGATGCCTTCTGGAGAAAGAACACCCTGTCCATATACCCATCTGCGCTTTGCAATATTAATTGCTACAGAATATGGATATATTGCAACACAATCTACTTCAACTGGAGTAACGTCGGTATAAGCATAAAAGCCTAGCCAGTCTTGGCTATCACCAAACTCATCAAGAATTTCTGGAAGATCTAGTGTGTCTGTATTAATAGGAAGATTAATAATTTCTTCTCCATTTAATAATACCGTTGCATTATTTCTAATTACTTTAACATGAATAAGCATTGGTCTAAACCACTCACCAACGAAGTGAGAGGAAAACTCGGTGCCAATTACAAGTGTTAAAAATCCAGACTCAACATAAAGTCCATCATTAGAGGAAATTGGACCAAATACCTTTTTAGCCTCATATGCATTAGAATTAATCCTTGTCCAGAACTCAACTGTGTACTCTTTATACTGACCGCTCTTATTTAAAAAACCTTTTCCTGGAACAATCAAAGAAGGTTTGTTGTTAGAGTTAGGAGTCATTCTTGTAATATTGCTTGCACCAAATACCATTGGCACTCCGCTATTTCTTGCAATCAAAGCGTTGTTGTCTACAAGATAGTATCCAACTTCTCCAGCAAGGCCATACGGATCTGCCTGTACTGCCTGAGTTGCAGACAATGCAATATTTGTTGGAAAAGATACTGGTGTTACACCTAAAGAAGTTGTGTTAAATTCTTCAGACCATTGACCTGCCGTAATTCCATTAATGTAAAAGTCATAGTCTCCAGCACTACCACCACTTGCATAATTTAACTTTATGATAACTTGAAATTCAGTGTTTTCATCTACTATGTCAAAGGTTCCAGATACAAAACTCCAGGATTGAAAAACGGAAGTTGTAAAAGAATCTAACTCTTCTATTGGTAAAGAAGTAGTAGTATCTATATATCTAAATCCTATTTCTACAGATTGTAGGTATGCGCTATTTGAATAAAAGTATGACCCAATAGAAAAAGATCCAAGGGTACTATTTAGGTTTTGGAAATTAACAAGGTTTGGACTTATTAATGTAACTGTCTCTGTTGCACCGCTTGGAACGTCTCCCTCAATAAGGGTTGTATAACTATCTGGAAAAGGTTCTCCAGTTATACCAGAGCCAGAAGTTACAGATGCATTAGTTACTGTCCAACCACTTGATATGTTTCTTTGGTTTTCTGTAATTAGGGTAATATAATCAGCCTGGTCATCCAATGCCCACAAGATAGTTGGGTGCTCTGAATAAACCTTTTCTGCATATAAATTGGACGGCTGAGACATGTTACTCCTTAGCCTTTATTATAGCAGGATAAGGCTAAATAAGACAGTTATCATTATTACAATATTTCTCCCCAAGAGCATCTAGGTTTTCAATACCATCATAAATTGCTGACCAATCTATTTTGGCAATACGACCAATATATTCATTATACTCTTGCTCTGTGATCTCAGTGTACGGCTGTTGAGGGTAAACTTTATTGCCCATTGGAAGAAAGGAAACAGCCTTTAATTGACCCTCATACATATGAAGTGCTGGTGCAACAAATTTTGTTTCCTCTTCTTTATCAAAAGACAAGGTTACAGAAACACCATTATCTGACCAGTATTTCTGAGAAGTTGCTGCTAGTCCAATTTTTTCAAATAGGCTAACTTCTTTCTCAGATCTTTTGTGTCCTGATTTAATTGGGAAATATACAACTGCTGTATCTTCTGAATAAATATCATCTTCAATCTTATATCCTGCTGCTCTAAATAAATGCATCATATTATCTTGTTTTCCAAAACGGATTGCACGAAGATAGAACTCTCCTCCAGGACCCCAGTGTACTCCAGGTGTAGCACCAGAAAGAAGTGATACGGATCCTGATGGCTTTACTGTTGTTACACGAATAGACTCACGAACACAAAGCCACTCTGAGTATTGATGGTCATAGTGTCTAATCTTCTTATATCCTTCATCCATCCACTCACGAGTTGTTGGAAGACCATTGGCATCAGCAAATGATGCGATTCCAGTAAGGGATGTTCCAATTCTGCGGTTGCGTTGCATAATACCATTTGTTTGTGGCCAATGAGTTGGCATAAGAGTTACAGTTTTACCATAAAGATATGCAAACTTTAAAGTCTTTAAAAAGTCTTCTTTAGAGTCATGACGATTTAAATGAACCTCTACAAGAGTACACATTTCTCCACTTTCAAGGTCCATCTCTGCACATGGGTTCATTCCCATTACACGATAGTCTTTTCCATCTGCTGGATCTGCAAGTCTTCCATAGTTACGAGCAACATCTAGCCAAATAAATCCTGGTTCTCCATTGTTGGAAATTAAATCAACATAGTCTTCATAGTTTGTGCCAATTTCTGCAGAAATAGAATTATTTGACATATATGCCCAACCTGGTTTTTCTGGATCATATGAGTTTCTTTCAGGAAATACCTCTGCATTTTTAAGATTAATAAAATCTTTATCTTTTGGTGCTCCAAGAGCAAGTGTTGCAGAACGACGCACATTTCCAGAAACAACACATGTTCCAATAAGATTAATAATATCAACAATAGCACGAGAATCTAGGGTCTCTCCTGCTCTAGAGCCAATAACGTGGTTGATCTTATCGTGT